CACGTAACTTTTAAAAGTCTGTAAAATTGGTTTCAGGCACATATTACAGCAAAATAACGCAAACAAATTTTAAGCTTGATACACGCGAATTTTCATAATTGACGAATAATGAGCCGGTAAAGACAATGAAACGCGTCAGTAAGCGTTAGATAGGCGTTAGATTCAATGCTATATGGTCAAGTTGTAATAACAATTCGATTTAAGCATTTTTATAAAAACAAAACCTCCGTTTTATCCATTTTAAAAAGAATATACTGACGGGTATGATGCCCGTGTTTTGATTTTCGTTATTGCTGCAAATTGGCAGCATGGATAACGAACGCAACAAATTTTATGTCGAGATATTTAGACCGGGTTCCTTCCAGTCAATGGAAGGTACGGATATCGTGTTTGACGACAAGGCAGTAGCAGATATTGCCGAACAGTATGATCGCGATGTTTCAGATGCACCCGCAGTAATCGGACATCCCGTTACAAGTGATCCAGCTTATGGATGGGTAAAGTCATTATCGTTTGATCGGAAAAAAAAGCGGCTAGTAGCTGAGCTAGATCAAGTCGATAACAACTTTGCCGAAGCTGTCAAAGCAGGTCGATATAAAAAAATCTCGCCTTCGTTTTTTCAACCAAATGCACCCGCTAACCCAAAACCCGGACACTATTACTTGAGACATGTGGGCTTTTTGGGTGCTGCTGCACCGGCTGTGCCTGGCCTTAAACCTGCCAGTTTCGCCGGTGCAGCGCATGATGCAATAACGTTTAATATGGATTTTAGCGAGATGAATGAAAACAAAGGTTTGCTAGGTCGATTTAAAACCTGGTTGATTGAAAAAATAGGCGCGGATCAAGCAGACGCTCTTTTGACCGAAGAGGAAGAAAATAAATTACTGGCTGCATCGTCAGATTCTGATGCTGAAAATAAGCAAGAAACAAATGAGACACCTGCAAGCAATGAGGCCGATGCGCCGGTTGTTGCTGAAGATGAGACGACAGACGATGACAAATCGAAAAGCGAGAAAAAGAAAAACAGTGCCACATCTTTCGCGGAAAATAGGTTGTCAGCTAGAGAAAAGGAACTGGCGCAACGGGAAAAGATAGTTGCCGATCGCGAAAAAAAGGCAATTCATGATGCAAATGTTAGTTTTGCCGCAAGGCTGGTAACAAAGGGTAGTCTTTTACCGATCAATAAAGACAAACTTGTTGATGTTCTTGATGCTGTGGACGGCGGTGTGCAGTCATTGAGTTTCTCGGAAGGCGAAACGGTAGCAACTGGCGATGTTATCCGTCAAATTTTATCGGATCAGCCAGAAATCATTTCATTTGGTCAATGTGTACCGCAGAGCGGTGCACTGGAAGAAAATATCAGCTTTGCCACTCCAGACAATTATTCGGTCGATCCCGAACGAATGAATGTTCATCGTTTGGCTTTGGCTTTGCAGAAACAGAAGCCGGAGCTTTCCTATGAAAAAGCTGTCGCAATTGTTGAACGTGGTGCTTGAGAATAAGGATATTTAAAATGAAAGCCACAATCAGTGCTTTGCAATTCACTATTATAGCAGCGGCAAAAATTACCGCAGGTCAGCTTGTGAGTGCAACGAATAAACCAGCCGCACCTGGTGATACAGTACTTGGTCTTGCCATAAGTGATGCAGAAGAGGGCGATAGCCTAACGATCCTAGCATGTGGCCTTGCAGATATTATTGCGGGTGGTGCGATCCAAGCAGGAGACAAATTGACAACCGATAGTGCTGGCAAGCCGATCGTCACAACCACAAATGACAGTTTTGGCTTGGCTTTAACAAGTGCGTCAGTCGGTCAAACAGTGACTGTTTTAATTCGTTAAAAGAAAGGTTTTTTTATGTATCAGATGACGAGCCGTCAGGCGCAAGTAATTGATCCGGTCCTGACTAAACATGCTAGAGGATATACCAACCAAGAATTTATCGGCAATATTTTGTTGCCATTCGTTGATATACCTAACAGATCGATGAAAGTGATCCGCTTTGGTAAAGATGCATTTCGTCGCTACTTGGACACACGGCGTTCACCGGGTTCACAAACACGCAGGGTTCAATATGGTTATGAAAGTGATCCAGTTGCACTTCATCAAGAAGCGCTGGAAGCACAAGTCCCATATGAACTGCAAGAGGATGCAAACAAAGTACCAGGTATTGATCTTGCAAAAGTCTCAGTCCAAAATGTTCAGGACATTCTCGCACTTAGCCGTGAAGTAAAAACAGCAAATTTGGTACGCGATCCTGCTATTTATAATGCAGCGAATAAAACAACTTTGACTGGTAATGACAAATGGTCGGCTGCTGCATCAAAGCCAGAAGATGACATAAAAGAGGCACGTGAAGCCATTCGCCGAATGATCGGGCGTTATCCGAACGTATTGGTGTTGAGTGCGAATGCATTCAATGCGCTGAGTAGACATCCCGCTATCAAAGAGAATTTTAAATATACCTCTTCATCCAGTATCACGGAAGTCATGCTCGCCCAGTATTTGAATATTGAGAAGGTTGTGGTGGGTAAAGCTGTCGCGTTAGAGGAAAATGCGAAT